GTAAAATTGGCGAATACTATAAGCGCGTGTTTTGGCGACGTTTGGGAATGACATTAAAGTTGCGTGATCGCGTCTATGAAATATCGGGCACTGATCCTGTGAAGATTGACATCATGGGCGCTGAACTTATTTTGAGTCCAACGAATGCCTAGCCCTAACGCTACGCCAACGCCAATCACACCCCCACGGGTGCCGTTGGTTGACCCTCGCACGGGCTATATTGACCGTGCTTGGTATTTGTTTTTCTTGTCGCTTAACAATGTTGCTACGGCGGTTATTGACGATTCTAGTATTACGTTTAGCTCTGAGTCGGTAATTGCCTCTTATGAGGCGGCTTTGTTATCGGTCAATCAAGAACTGCAAACCTTACCGCCAACGATTGATTCAAGCGCTGAATTGATTAAGCAAATTCAAGACGCTAATCTTGTTGATTGTTGTTCTGCCTTAGTGTCTCAAACGGCTGAAATGCAAAAGCAGATTGAGGCTTTGCAAGTGCAGCCGGTCATTGACGTTGGTTTAATTAGCGCGAGCATTGCAGCGTTGTCTAGTGTGCCAGTGACCGAAACGGCTGACTTTACGGTTGGAAGCAGTGCTTGGTACATTAACAACAAGTCAGGCTCGACTTGCACCGTGACCTTGCCTTCTGCGGCTACCTACACTGGTCGTTATTTGACTTTTAAGAACATGCAGGCGCAGACTTTGGTGTCTGCGTCAAGCAATGTTGTGCCAATTGACAGCACCAGCGCAGGCACCGCAATCCTCTTGGCAGTTGTAGGAAATTGGGCGACAATGGTGTCTGACGGCACAAATTGGATCATCATGCAACAGGCCGCTAACAATTGCCTATTATTGGAGTAAACCATGACCGTATCAGTGAAGGTACTTGTACCCGCAAAATTTGCCGAAAACTCGCAAACAACCCAGTACACCGCGACTGGCGTGACTGCCATTATCGACAAGTTTACTGCCACCAACATCAGCGCATCAGCGGCCACAATCAGCGTGAACTTGGTAACAACCGCAGGCTCTGCGGGTAACACCAACTTGATCACCAAAACCAAGACGCTTCAGGCATCTGAGGTTTATACGTTCCCAGAACTTGTTGGCCAAGTGCTTGGCATTGGTGATTTCATCAGTACAATTGCCGGAACAGCCAGCGCAATCAATATCCGCGTCAGCGGTCGTGAGGTGACCTAAATGGGCTTTTTTAAAGACTTATCCTTTGATGCTACAAGAACAAGGATGATGGATTACTTAAAAAGTAATCCGGGGGCAAGCGATGCAAGTATTGCTAAAGCCATGGAGACTTTAGGTGTTTCCCCGTCCGACATGTCAAAAATTGTTGGTGTGCCAGAAGGTCAGATTGCGGCCCGTGTGGCGGCTACTGTTTCTCCTGGTATGTCGGTAACGCTTGGCGACACCGTTCTTGCTCCTCAGTACCGCACTACTGGTTCTGGCATGGATGAGCAAATTGGTGCTCTTGAAACTTTTACCACATCTAAATCTAATGGCGATGTTAACTATAAAGCTCCTGTTGGAACACCAGTAAACATTTACAGCCCTACTGGTGAACTTGTTAACACAGTAAAAACTAAAAAAGATTTATCGTTTGTTGGCGGTTTTGTAGACATGCTAAAAGACCCAGTTGTCCAAGCCGCCGTATTAGGTGTTGCTGGCGGTGCTGGCGTTTTTGATAGTTTATTAGGTCCAGCAGCAGGTGCTGAGGGCATCTTTTTAGGTGAAGGCGTAGCTTCTGGAGTGCCCGCTTTTGATGCGGCGTTTACATCCGCAGGTGGAACATTTAACCCTGCTTTTGGTTTGCCTGTTGGCAATGGGGCGTTTTTAGGTGAAGGTGTGCCAACTGGAATTAACGCTTGGGATACTGCTTATACAAATGCAGGCGGAACACTTAATCCCGCTTTTGCATTAGGGGTAGATGGTTTAGTAGGAACACCAACAACAGTAAATGCGCTTGCCCCTCCAGTTGTAGTTCCCCCCGGCGGTACCCCTCCTGTAGTCGCAGCACCTCCTGTAGTTACGCCGCCAGTTGCTCCTCCAGTTGTCACCCCTCCTGTGGTTACGCCGCCAATTATTCCTACAAATTTAGCCTCTTTGGCAACGCCTTTGGCTATTGCTGCAACTGCGTTGACGGGCGCAGACGCTGCAAAAAGTGCGGCTGCAACTCAGGCTGATTCGGCTAGAGAAGCCAATGAATTGCTCTACAAGATGTACCAAGAACAGAAAGGTCTTCAAGAGCCTTTCCGTGGTGCAGGCATTACGGCGCAGAACAGGCTGCTTGACTTGTTGGGCTTGAGCCAAAATAGGGGCGCAGAAGGCTTTGGTAAGTACGGCAAAGACTTCAGCATGTCCGACTTTACGGCTGACCCTGGCTATGCTTTCCGTTTGGCTGAAGGCCAAAAAACACTTGATCGACAAGCCGCTGCTCGCGGTGGTCTGATCTCTGGCGGTGCGTTGAAAGCCGCCACACGGTACGGTCAAGACATGGGTTCGCAAGAATATCAAAACGCGTTCAATCGCTACCAAACAAACCGTGCTAATCAATTGCAACCTTTGGGCAGTTTGCTTAGTAGCGGTCAAGCAGCGGCAAGCAATCAAGCGGCGGCTGCGGGCAATTACGGCACGCAAGCAGGCGGTAACATAACTGGCGCAGGCGCGGCAAGTGCAGCGGGCCAAGTTGGAAGTGCCAATGCTTTGACAAATGCGTTAAGCGGTTACTTGAATTATTCATCTAGCCAGAATCTGGCTGATGCTATTCGCAAATCTACATACGGCGGGTAAGGAACGACTATGGCTCTCGATCCATCTATTGCATTGGGCGTGCGCCCTCTCCAACTGCCAGACCCATTGGCGCAAATGGCGCAAGTCTCGCAGATTCAAGCTGCCCAGCGTCAAGGTGAAGCCGCCCAACGCCAAAACGAAATGGCTCAGATTCAACTTGAACAGTTGAAGCAAGACCGCATGGAAATGAAAAATTTTCAAAGTCAACTTGAGAAAAGTGGTGGAAATCCTGATTTGGACTTGTTGGCCAAAACCATGCTCAAGTCACCTAAATATTTTCAACAAGGTGTTGAGCTGACTAAGAAGCTCAAAGAGCAAGCTGATTTTGAGCGCGTTGGTAAAAGCCTTTACCCTGAGTTGTTTGGCGCGGCACCTACCGCCGCGCCTATCGCCGCACCTGCCGCCGCACCCGCGCCTTCAATGATGCGCCAGCCTGCTGTTGCACCAGCCGCGCCAACGCGAGATATGTTGGGCACTGGCATGTACGGCATGCAACCCACAAATGCTTTAGCGCCTAATGTTGCACAGGCCGCGCCTGTCAATGCGTTAGCCGCTAGCGTTGCGCCTACAGAGCCTACTGGTAAGACCGCAGATCAACTGCGCCGTGAAATTATTATGTTTAGCCAGTCTGGCGATCCCCGCGCAAAAGCAATGACGGAAATGCTTAAAGCTCAGTTAACTGAGGTAAGTAAAACAGCGCCGGACGCGACGTTAATGAAGCAGTTAGGTTACCCGTTAACGAAAGCAGGCTATCAAGCATTCCGCGATGCACAGCGGCCAGATCGTTTGCTTACACCTGAAGAAGAAGCGCAAAAATTGCGTATAGCTGTCGCAAGCCGTGCCCCTGGTACAACTGTTAATGTCAGTACAGAGCGAAAGTACGGGGAAGCGTTTGGCAGCAAACTTGCAGATGTAGACATTACTAAAATGACTACTGCTGAAACAGCGCCAGCAATGGCTGAAAACGCTAATCGAATTATTGGTCTGGTGAAACAAGGCGATGTATTTACAGGCCCGATTGCCGACGTTAAGTTAAATCTTGCGCGCGCGTTAAACGTAGCAGGCGCTAACAATGAAGAAAAAATTGCTAACACTGAACTGCTTATTGCAGGAACAGGCCAAAGCACTTTAAATGCAATTAAAGGCGCTGGTTTGGGTACTGGACAAGGATTTACTGATAAAGATCTTAAATTCTTGCAAGGTATTGCGGGCGGCACAATTGGTTTGACTCAAAAAACCCTTACGGACTTGGCCACACTACAACACCGTGTTGCAACAAGCAGCGCAGCCGCTTGGAACAAACGGGTTGGAGAAATACCAAAAGAAGTGGTGCAAGGCACTGGCCTATCTGTCACACCAATTAAAGTGCCTCCACTATCATCGATTATGGGCGGCGCAACGCGTCCAGCAGGTGTCGGCACTAATTGGACATTTGAAAGCGATGCCGCAGGCAACAAAGCATGGGTTAGCCCAGATCGTAAATCATTCAAAGAGGCACAATAATGGCTTTTGATCTTAGCACCGCCGCGCCAGTCGCAACTGGTGGATTTGATCTTAGTACCGCAAAGCCAATACCAAGCGGTGGCGGCATCCCCGGCCCCCGCCGTGCTTGGTCTGACGTGCCCGGCGAAGCCTTGGCTAATGTTGGTACAAGCGCGCAAAAGTTTTTTGGCGGCGTTGTTGAAGCGGTTACTAGCCCTTTACAAACAGCCAAAGGCGTTCTTGACATCGGCGCTGGCGCGCTTCAAAACGTATTGCCTAAGAATGTTGTTGATTTTGTCAATCAATTTGACGCGCATCCAGAAGCCGCGCAACAGGCAGTTAAAGTTGCTAACGCTGTTGGCGGTATGTACAAAGAGCGTTATGGCAGTATTGAAGGCTTAAAAAATACGCTTGCTACTGACCCAGTAGGCGCGGCGGCAGACATTTCTACTTTGTTTTCTGGCGGCGCGGCGGCTACGACAAGAGTAGCGCCTGGTGTATCTAAGATTTTAAGCACCGCTGCTAAATTGACCAACCCTATGACTCCAGTCATTGCAGGGGTCACTAAAGCAGGCGCGCCTGTCGCGTCTGCAATAGGTAAAACGGTAGAGGCCCTTAAAGGCGAATTACCAACCCAAAAAGCCGCTAAGATTGCCCGCGAAGCTGCTGGCCCAGCACTTGAGGATATTCGCGCTGCTGCGATAAATGCACCTTCAAATCTTACCGCCGCGCAAGCAATTTCAGGTGTTACTGAACGCGCGCCAGCCATGCAGGCTTTAGCCGCTGATGTTCAATCTACGCTTGCGGGAACCCAAAAGTTTTTTCCTAAACAAGAAGCCGCGATTCGTGGTCGTGAAGCCGCTATTCAAGCAGTTACACCGGATAAAGCAGCGGCTATTGCAGCCCGCACGCAAGCAACAACGCCGCTGTATGAACAGGCAAATAAAGCCGCTGCACAAATAAGTCCTGAATTGCAAAGCGTATTTGAACGATTTCCATCAGGAACATTAGAAAAAGCCGCCGAAATTGCAAGGATGGATAAACGTCCTTTTATTATTGGCGAAACTAAACTCGCTCAAGAAGTTCCAACAGGACTTCTTACTGCGGGAGGCCAACCTTTTACAAAAACCGTCCCCGCTACAACTGCGGCCATTTCTGGCGAATCATTGCACTATATTAAACGTGCGTTGTCCGATATTGCAAATGCGTCGCCCGCCACCGGTATTGGCAGAGATACGCAAGCCGCTGCCAGAAATGTATTGACGGACTATTTAAAAGTAATTGAAAGCCCTGAAGTATTGCCTGTTTATGGCGCAGCGCGGCAAACTTTTGCAAAAATGTCTGAGCCTGTCAACCAAGCACAAGTTCTTAACGAAATGCTTTCTGTGCTTCAAAAGCCAGGCGGCGGCGAACGTGTTCAACCATTTTTAAACGCCCTTGGCCGTGGTGAAGAAGCACTTTTAAAACGCTCGACTGGTCAACCTCGCTACACTGAGTTGGGTCAAGTGTTAACCGAGCCACAAATGGGTGTGGTGCAAAAAGTTGCGGGTGAGATGACGCGGGATGTACAAATGGCTGCGCAAGCTAGAGCAGGTCAAAATGCGTTAACGGAAATTTTAAGCCGCAACTCACAAAGCGCTAAGAAGTTTATCCCTAACTTTATTGATGCCAAAGCAGCGATTGCGCGTGAAACAACCTCGCTTCTTGAAGGTAAAGTTAACGAAAAAACAATTGGCCTTTTGACCGACGCATTTGAAAGCGGTAAAAGTCTTTCTACGTTGCTAAACAAAATTCCGTTTAAAGAGCGCAATGAAGTTTTACGTGCGATTGGCGATGCCCAAGGTCGGTTAAGCCCCGCTAAGTTAACTGCGTTAGGATTAAGCGCAAACGCGCTTGCGCCTGAAGTACAGGATAAAAATGCTTTAGCGCCATACCGCGTTGATTTAAGCGGAATGGCTAACAAATAATGGAATCGCAGGTTCTATTTAACATCGCCGTAAGTCTGGCGGGGTTCTTAGGTGGTTGGGTGTTAAACAACATCTACCGTTCCTTGGAACGCCTCGACACCGACGTGCGGGCCATGCCACTCAACTACGTCACGCGGGATGACTATCGGTCTGACATGCGTGAAGTCAAAGAAATGCTTGGTAAGATTTTTGATAAACTAGACAATAAAGTGGATAAATGAGTTGGCTTCTTGTGGTGATGTTAATACCACAAGTTTCTGAATACCGTTGTGTGCGGTGGGCGTGGACAGGTGATGTATACAATCGCAAAGTAGTATGCCTTAAGTGGGAAAAGGTTGAGCGAAAATGATTGATCTTACTAAAGCCATTGGAGCAGTCGCCGCTAGTGTTGCCGCGCTAGGGGGCAGTTACACGCTTGCCGATAAGTTTGGTTGGTTTGACAGAGCCATCATTGAGTGGTCGCCAGAGAATTTTAAAATCGTGTCGGAAGTTGGACAGCCCATCAACGTCACAGTTGCAAGAATAAAAAAACGGGACGACTGTTCTGTTGAAAGTTTTACACCAAACATCCGTGATGCGGCAGGCATGGTACATGAAGTGACCACCACCGCAAGCAAGTTTAGCGGCCCAGCAGGCCCAGAGATTGACACGTTTACCTATCAACTTACGGCAGTGGGAAAAGAAAAGATTGCACCCGGCAAAGCCACATTGTTAGCGACCATCAAATACAAATGCCCAGAGGGTGAGCGTATTGTGCAGTACCCTCGCCATGCAAACCTAAATTTTGAGTTGAAATGATAGATCCCTTAATTGCTTTAGAAGGGTTACAGCAAGCGATAGGACTTGTCAAAAAGGCAAGCAAAGTCGCTAACGATCTGGCGGGGCTGGCCCCTATGATCGCTAAGATGTTCGACGCCAAAAGCGTGGCGACCAGATCCATGGTTGAGGCCAAGCGTTCTGGCAACAAGTCAAACCTTGGCGTAGCATTACAAATTGAGATGGCGCTTGATGAGGCCAAGCGCTTTGAAGCCGAGTTACAAATGCTTTTTATGCAGACTGGCCGCATAGACGTGTGGAACAACATCAAACAGCGCCAGCAACAGATGGATCTTGAAGACGCGCATCTAGCGCGCCAAGCCAAGGCCGAAGAAAAGAAACGCAAAGAAGAAGAAGATGAACAGTTGGCGTGGGCGGTTGGTATTGTTGTCATCGTCATGCTAATTGGTGCTGTTGGTTGGGGCATTGCTGAGATTAGCGATATATGCGCCCGATCAAGGTGTGGGCGGTGAATGAGTACCAAAAGCAATTTGACCTGTTTCTCAAAGTGTTTGTACGCTTGTGCATCGCTTGGTGGGTGCTTGGACTGCTTCGATTTTTGCCTGACGATTTGTCAAACAAGATTGTCAATAAACTACTTGGAATGATTGGACTGTAATGTTAACTCTACTCTCAACCTTAATCTCTTTCTTAATGGGCGGCCTGCCCAAGCTGTTGGATTTCTTTCAAGACCGCGCCGACAAGCTGCATGAACTGGCACTGGCTCAAATGCAGATTACCCGTGAGCTTGAACTGCGCAAGGCTGGCTTCGAAGCGCAAGAACGCATTGAGCATATACGTTCTGAGCAGTTGGAAACCGAAAGCGCGGCGGCCACCAGTCAGGCCATCATTGGTGCCCAGCAGGCAGAGATGCAGGCCATTTACGCTCACGATGAAAGCCTGAACGAAGGCACATCCACATGGATGCGAAACCTGCGCGCCAGCGTTCGCCCAGTTATTACCTATGGGTTCTTTTTTCTGTTAGTCTTTGTTGACGTTGGCTTGTTTGCCTACGGTTGGCACAATGGCGTTACTTTTGTGGAGTTGGCCGAGATGCTGTGGGACTCTGACACCCAGGCACTATTTGCTAGCATCATTGCATTCCACTTTGGTGGTCGGGCGTTTGGCAAATGAATGTCTCTGCCAAAACCATTGAGATGATCAAACACCATGAGGGTGTTCGATTTAAACCATACCAGTGCCCAGCAAAGCTGTGGACAATAGGAGTAGGCCATGTTCTTTACCCAAATCAAGGCAAGATGCCAATTGATCAAAGAGGCGCTTATGCGCTTCACCCAGAAGATAACCGAGCGTTTTCAAAAGACGAAGTAGATGCAATTCTTCGAGCCGATCTGGATCGCTTTGAGCGGGGCGTGGAGCGTTTCTGCCCTGTCCCTCTTACACAAGGGATGTTTGATGGCCTTGTGTCTTTTAGTTTTAATGTCGGTCTGGGAACACTACAGCGTTCGACGCTTCGTCAAAAAGTTCTTCGGCTTGACAAAGAAGGCGCAGCCGAAGAACTATTGAAATACTGCATGGCGGGCGGCAAAGTCCTTAGAGGCTTGCAAAACCGCCGCATAGACGAGCGCCGCCTATTCCTTAGTTAGCGCCCTGTACGCCTCTATGGCGGTCTTTAGATCGCATTGTAGGTGCTGTATGCGGTCGTCTTGCTCACACAGCTTGGCGTAGGCTTCTTGCGCAAACTTAACCAAGTTGGCTTGGCCCCATGTTGCAAAGTCTGGCGAGTTAGTCATTAAGTTCCTTCTTAGACGGCGCGTCCAATTCACGGCGGTAATACTTGGCTGGCATTTTAGCGTTCTTGTCCAACTGCTTGCGCAGCCATTCGGCACCGCCAAGTTCTTGCAAGATCATCCAATGTCTGTCAGACATTCGGACTTGTCGGCCTAGTAGGGGTTCAGGTGGTTTGGGGCGCGGCATTTATCTGACTCTCCTAAGCTCAAACGCTTTCTCAGGTGGCGGCGGTGTCATGCCTTCGCTGGGCGGTGTCCAGCCGTGTTCGCGCCAGAGCGCCTGCACGTCTGAGCCGCGCTGGTAATTAAATGCACGGTCTTGCAGACTCTTGCTTGGGTAAGTCACTTTGGTGCCTTCTGGTGGTGTCCAGTTGATCATTGTGTTGCTCCTTTAAGTAGTTCTAATCTCTCCCGCGCTACGCGCAGGGTGTTATAGCGCTGGTGAAGGCGCTCAAGCATGCTGACGCGCTTTGCGCCATCACGTTCCTCGTTGAGCAGTCTGAGAACCTCGTCTTCGCTCATCCTGCTAAGTTGGCTGTTAAGGCTTCGCCAAGTGTTTGTCAATTTTTCTCTCCAATTCGATAATTGTTGCGCGCACGCGCATAAGCGCGCGCACTGCGGCGTTGGCTTCTCGGTCGCGTATGCGCCGTTCTGCGTGGGCCACTTTAAGTTTGGCTTTCCATTGGTCAATTCGTTTCATTTGAGTGCTTCCTGTAGTCCGGCCAAGCCATCGACGCGCTTGCCATTGATAAAAATATGGGGTAAGTCAGGGCTAGACTCCATGTCCATTTCGACATAGTTGATGTTCTTAGCCCTCAAAAGCTGTTTGACTTCCGTGCAGTCGGGGCATTTGCGCTTGGTGTAGATCACCACTTCCATGGCTTTCCAATAGTAGGGTTGCCCACCCTCTATTTCTTGCCCTAATCGTTGCACCTCACGCATAGCATTCTCGCGCTTGATGCGGTCAAACTCGTCGTCTTCGTCGGTGTGGATCATGTTTTCTCCTTGATGTCGTAAAACCAATCGTCGCCAGCCGACCATTTGCGTGTGCCGTCAACTGTCCACAGACGCTGCGCCGCTTGGAAGTCAGGAAACTTTGTCTCAGCAGGGATCAAGCTCTGGTCATACCAAAGGCAACGGTTGTTTGGCTGGCAAGCAAACTGGCCGTTGTCCAGCGCAATCCAATTAAACGACTTATGTTCCTCGGCCTGCTCGGTAAAGCCCGTGTCTAAGTCCATGCCGTCAGCGCAAAAGTCCACTGTAAACAAGTAACGCCCAAAATGCCACTCTTTGTCTTTGCCAAGAAACTTGACGCCCAGGTTACGCAGGCCAATCTTTTCAACAATGGTAAAGCGGTAGCCCATGCAATCCCACAACTGGAGCGTGTCAATTGGCAGATTGCCAGCGTCTGCGTGCCAGACATAAGCGTGGATGGGCAACTTGTCGTATAGCGCGCCATAGTTGGGCAACAGCGACTCGATGCGAAACACTTGACCGCGCAGGGCTTTAAGGCTGACCCAGATTGCAGGCTCCAGTTCGTTGTGCCCCTTGTGGTCGTTGTACAAAAACTCGCGCTTCACAAAACACTTCATGGGCGGCAGTGATGCCACGATATAACTCATAGCGGCGCGTCCTCAAAGTTGTCAGGGTTAAACTTAGGCACTTTGTTGCCCTTGTCTTTGGGGTTTGGAAAAGGCGGGAATGGCCACATTATTTAAGTTCCTCCATTGCAATGTCAGATATGGCGCGCTTGTCATGTAAGGCGGCCCAAATTTTTTCATCAACCGTTTTGCTGGTCAGCATCACGTAGCACCAGACCGCCTGCTGCTGTCCGCTTCGGTGCAAACGACCGATGGTCTGCTCGTAAAGTTCGAGACTCCACGGCAAGGACAGAAAGACAATGTGGCAGCCGCCGTGCTGTAAGTTAAGCCCATGACCTGCGGATTTCGGGTGCACGGCCAATAGTCGTATCTTGCCCTCGTTCCATCGCTTAATGGCGTCGGTGTCGTCAAGGGTTTGTAAGTGTCCAAACCTACGCTTGAGTTCGGCAAGTTCTTCTTGGTAGTTGTACACAATAATGGTATTGGCATGCTGGTTCTCATCAAGTAATTCTTCAAGGCGTTCAAACTTGTGCAGGCTGTACCAGACAGGCTTTTGCTCAACCTTAAACCGCCCTGGTAAGTCAGATGGCGTGGTGGTGGTGTCGTAAACAAACCCTGACGCCAGTTGTTGTAGTTTGCCCGTGACAACTGCCGCGTTAACGGCTGTGATGCCTTCCAGCACAAAATCCTTTTTCATGGTGTTGTACGGCGTCATGTCCATCGTGCAAGCCAACTCAACAGTATGCAAAGGCGGCAACTTGTCCTTATACTCACCGGCCTCCAAAACAAATGTGGCAGGCTTGATCACGTTCATTACCTTTTCAAGCGACCCTACACGCGGCGACCATTCGCCAAACTCCTTGTTAATCAGCACAAAATACTGTTGCATAAACGCGCCTTTGCTGCGCCCCAGCAATGACTGGTCAACGATCTTGCACTGGCCAAAGACGTCCTCAAGGCCGTTGCTGGTAAATGAGCCAGTCAAGCCCCAGCGCGTTGTCATAGGGTCAACCACTTTAAGAAACGCTTTGAAGCGTGTGCCTGACGGGTTCTTGAGGCGCGTGAGTTCGTCAAACACCACGCCGTCAAAATTTAATTTTTGTTCGGCCAACCATTGTAAGTTGTCGTAGTTGGTCACGACCACTTGGGCGTTGCTTTTGAGGGCATCCAAGCGTTGCTTAGGTGTGCCAACGCACAAAGCCATGCTTAAGCGGTCTGCCCACTTGGGGCGCTCGACTGGCCACACGTCGGTACAGACGCGTTTGGGCGCCAGCACCAGCCAGCGCTTGACGTGCCCATCGCGGATCATCTCCCACATGGCCGTCAGTGTGATGGCGGTCTTACCCGCACCCACCGGCGCCAAGATCATGGCGCGGTCATGCTCAAAGAGAAAGTCAGCGGCTGTCTCTTGATACGGTCGTAATGAAACCATCAACTTGTTCCTTAGTCCACAAACATGTGTAGTTCTGACGCAGTAGCGCCATCTCTGTTTGAAATAGTTTTTGCAGTTCTGACAATCTGCCGCCTTTGGTTTTCAATTCCACAAACCACGTCTGGCCATCGGGTAAACACGCAATCCGGTCTGCTACACCTTTGCGTCCGGGAGATGTAAACTTCCAAGTCCGGCCACCAATGCGCTGCACCGCCCAATCAAAATAAACTTCAATTTTTTTTTCTTTCATGCCGTAAAGTATACATGTAAAAAAGATTTGCACAACAATATTTTTTGTGCTAATATTCAATTTCAATAAACGAAAGGACAGTAAAGTGATCGAACCCGCATTCCCCGCCATGCACTATGACTTGGCAGACAACGAACGTGGCTTGACCATGCGCGACTACTTTGCGGCCAAGGCCATGCAACAACTCATGCCCATGGTTTCAAACGACCCCAGAACTCTCATGCCTCTTGATTTTGACGTTGCAAATATGTCTTATCAAATGGCAGACGCAATGATGGAGGCTCGCAATGCAACACAGTAATATCGTCGGCGGCTCTACAGCCAAGCGCGTCATCAACTGCCCAGGCAGTGTGGCGTTGGTGCAGAAAATGCCGCCAAGGCCATCCAGCAAATACGCTGACGAAGGTACACTTCTACACAACGTCATGGCCGAACTCATCATGGGTGAGGAGCCGCCAGACTACTATCTTGGCACACGCTATGAAGATCAAATCCTCACGCCTGAACTGGTGGAAGAAAAAATCTGGCCAGCCCTACGCGCCCTTGACATCATCGACCCCGAACAGAAGATGGAAATTGAATCAGAAACCCGAGTTGAATTTGGTGACTTGTTGCCTGGGGTTTTTGGGTCTACTGATCTTATTGGTCGTCTTGGTAATCGCGCTGTTGTACTCGATTGGAAATTCGGTGACGGCGTTATGGTCGAGGTTGAGGAAAATCCACAGTTGATGTTTTACGCGGCGGCTGCCATGCGCACGCCAGATGCGCAGTGGGCATTTGAGGGCGTCACTGAGATCGAGTGCGTGATTGTCCAGCCGCCTGAAGTGCGCCGCTGGGTGACAACGCCTGAGCGTATTGCCAAGTTTGAACTGGAACTGGTGCAGGCCGTCAAACAAGCCGAAAAACCAAACGCCAAGCTAGCCGTTGGCGATCATTGCCGTTGGTGCGCGGCCAAGCCCATTTGCCCCAAGATGACCGGCGCTGCCGACCGCGCATTGAAAGTGCAGATTGAAGCGTTGCCTGCCGAGCAGATTAGCACCTATCTCAAAAACGCTGACATGCTTGAGGAATGGATCAAAGACTTACGCGCCCTTGCATTGCAGATGCTTGAGTCAGGCGCCAAGTTGCCCGAATACAAACTGGTAGCTAAGCGTGCCATCCGGTCATGGTCAGACGACGAGAAAGCGAAAGTTGCTTTGTTTGCGTGTGGCCTCACAGAATCTGAAGTGATGGAGACTACTGTCGTCTCCCCCGCTAAGGCCGAAAAGGCGCTCAAAAAGCGCAAGATCGGCCTACCGGATGACCTAGTGGTCGCCATTTCTTCAGGTAACACTTTGGCAAACGTGGATGATCCACGACCCGAAGTGATGCTCTTGGGCAAACAGTTATCTGCTGCCCTTTCTAAACTACAGTAAGGAAAATCATGTCTAATTTAGTAACCTTCTCTCAAGCTAATCTACCCGCAGTTTCTACCTTGTCCAGCGCTTTGCGTTCGATCCAAGCCGAAGTCGGCCCTGCCGGTGTTGTCATTCTCAAAATGGACAAGACCGGTCATTGGGTCTTTGGTGCGGATCAAACCGAAGTCGAAGACGACGCTATCTGGGCTGTCAATCCCTTCTCTTTTGTCCACGGCTTTATTGCTTGGGGTGATGGTGAAGTGTTGGGCGAGAAAATGACCAGCGTCAGCAACCCGTTGCCTGAGTTGGATGAGGCACCGCCTTCAGCCAAGAAGGGCTGGGAAACTCAAGTCGGTATGTCTCTTAAATGCCTGACAGGCGAAGACAAGGGCATGGAAGCGCGTTTCACCACCACGTCAGTGGGCGGTAAGCGTGCGGTTCAGACCTTGGCCGTGGATCTGGCCGAGCAGGTCGAGAAAGACCAGACCAAGCCAGTGCCTGTCGTGCGTTTGAAGAAAGACCACTATGCCCACAAATCCTACGGCAAAATTTACACGCCAGTGTTTGAAGTTGTCGAATGGGTAAGCATGGATGGTGAAAAGCCCAAGGCCGATGAGCCAGCATGGCCAACTGCCGAACAGGAAGCCGCCAAAGCGCCTGCACGCCGCCGCCGCGCTGCGTAACCTTTCTGATGGGCGTTATGAGCGCCCATTGGAAAGGAGACGCCAATGCTTTGGTTAGATTTCGAGACGCGCAGTATGTGCGACCTACGCGCCAAGGGCGTGTACAACTATGCTCAGGATGCCAGTACCGATGTGCTGTGCATGTCCTATGCGTTTGACGATGAGGACGTGGTGACGTGGGTTCCGTCCGAGCCATTCCCCGAGCGTGTGCGCAGTTACACCGGCCAGATCAGGGCGCACAACGCGGCGTTCGAGCGCTTGATTTTTTGGTATGTTTTACAAATAAATTTTAAGTTGAATCAGTTTTATTGCACTGCAACACAAGCCCGCGCCAACTGTGCGCCTGGCAGTCTGGAGGATGTTGGCCGCTTTGCTGGCGCGTCCATGAAGAAGGATCACCGAGGCGCGCAACTGATTCGTTTGATGTGCGTGCCGCCGTTTAAAGATTCGCCTGAACTGATGGCCGAGATGATCCAATACTGTGAGCAAGACGTGCGCTCCATGCGTGCGATCAGCAAAGCCATGCGTGACCTTAGTGATGAGGAGCTGCTGGACTACCACGTCAACGAGCAGATCAATGATCGCGGCGTGCTAGTGGACGTGGCGCTGTGCCATGCCGCAGTCAAATACGCCTCTGACGAGCTTGTTGAGATCGAACAGATCGTGCAAGAAGTCACTGGCGGCGCTATTGCCAGCGTCCGGTCGCCACGCATGCGTGAGTGGGTGCTTGAGCGCGTGGGCGATGAAGCCAAGAAGTTGATGGAAAAAGACGGCAAATATTCTATTGACAAAACAGTTCGTGCAAATTTACTAGCAATGGAGAACCCCGATGAAGTCCCAGCAGATGTTCAAGAAGTCATTCAATGCGCCGACGACTTATGGGCGTCGTCAGTTGCAAAATTTAGCCGCCTCGCGCAACTTGCAGACGTGGAAGATCAGAGAGTTCGAGGCGCGTTTGTCTTTGCTGGAGGCTCAGCTACAGGCCGTGCATCAAGCTATGGCGCCCAGGTACATAATTTCACCCGCCGATGCGCCGAAGAACCCGACGATGTCCGTCACGCAATGGTGCGAGGCCATGCAATCGTGCCAAGGTATGGAAAGCGCGTTACCGATGTTCTTAAAGGAATGCTCCGACCTGCAATCATCCCCGCCGAAGGCAAACACCTTGTCGTCGCCGACTGGGCAGCCATCGAAGCCCGAGTCAACCCCTGGCTCTCGGGCCGAGGTCAAGACAAATTGGATCTCTTTAAATCAGGCGAAGACGTTTACAAAGTCAACGCCGCAGCCACCTTTAATGTCCGAGTGGCCGACGTCACCAAAGATCAGCGCCAGATCGGAAAGGTACAGGAACTTGCGTGTGGGTTTGCTGGAGGCGTTGGTGCATTTGCTGCCATGGGCCGCGCTTACGGCATTAGTCTTCCAGAGCCTGTGGCCAAGCGAATGGTTGATGGCTGGCGCCGTGCTAATCCTTGGAGCGTACCTTACTGGTCGGCTTTAGAGGAATCCTATACCCGCGCCATGCGCAACAAAGGGCGTGAATTTAAGGCTGGCCGTATAACATATTTATACGATGGCCAGCACCTATGGTATGCCCTACCGTCAGGGCGCATTTTGTGCTACCCCTATGCCAAACTGGAATCAGAGGGTGTCAGTTATGCCAAAGCGGCATGGAAGCCCGCGCAAGATGCAAAAGAATGGCCTAGAGCAAGGCTTTGGAAAGGCTTGGCATGTGAAAATGTGACGCAGGCAGTGGCCAACGATCTGCTTCGCCACGCCTTGCGCCAACTTGATGACGTTGTGCTGCATGTGCATGATGAAATCGTACTTGAGACGGCCGACCCCGACGCCGCAGAAAAATTAAAACGTGTGATGTGTACAGCGCCAGCATGGGCAGACGGCCTGCCCTTGAACGCTGAAGTAGAAGTGATGGCTAGATACGGTAAATAATTTATAAAGGCAACAGTATGAATTTCTTAGATTTTTTAATTTCTTTGGCGCCCGAGGGTGAGACTGCGCTGGTCGTGCGTCAGAAGCCCATCGGCAAAGAACTGCAATTCCATGCAGACGGCGCGATCAAATGCACTTGGCCTGCAATGCTTCCCACCACCAAGATCAAACCCGACTGGGCAATCTATGGCAACACTGCCAGCTTTATTATTGACCGCTTCAAAGACGGCCACGTCTCCGCAGGCGCGGCCTATTGTGAATACGTGCTTGTGATGGTGCTGGATGACGTAGGCACTAAGGCGGCCATCCCGCCCTTAGAACCCACTTGGAAAATGGAAACCTCAGAGGGGTCATACCAGTGGGGCTACGCTTTTTCAGAGCAACCCACCAAAGCCGATTTTGCCGCCGCTATTAAAGCCATCGCCGATGCTGGCTACACCGACAAGGGTGCGATCAATGCGGTGCGCAACTTTCGACTGCCTGGTTCAATTAACTTGAAACCTGACCGCAACAACTTTGCGTCTAAGTTAGTTGAGTTTCACCCAGAGCGCGACTTTACGCTTGAGCAAATCTGCACCGCCCTTGACGTGGTGCCTGCACCTGCTGACTCAGTGGGCGTGCGTCCCATTCGCTTGTCAGATGATGGCGCTGACGATGTGATGGCATGGCTGTCTGGCAAAGGTTTGTTATTGTCAAAGCCCAACGCTGAGGGCTGGGCGGGCGTGATGTGCCCCAACTCAGCCGAGCATACGGACGGCAACCCTGAAGGCCGCTACATGCCCGCTAATCGCGCCTACTGCTGCCTGCACAGCCATTGCGTTGAGTTTGGTTCTAGCGCGTTTCTTGAGTGGGTGTCCGAGAATGGTGGCCCCAAGCACGCCCACGGTTTGCGTGATGAGCTGCTGGCCTTGGCTATGGACGCGGCCTTGTCCAAGCTGACGCCATCCGACATGTTCACAGACGACGCGGCTGCCGTGATTGCAGAAGTTGAGCGCAAAGAATTAGGCCGCATTGAAAAGTCGCAGTGGTATGAGCGCTTCGCCTACATCCAAGACGATGAGTCTTATTTTGATATGCAAGATAGGCGTGAGGTGTCGCGGTCAACTTTTAACGCCTTGTTTCGCCACATCAAGTGCAACTCAATCCACGGCAAAAACCCCAAGGTTGAGGCGTCAATTTCTTTTGATGAGAACCGCCAGAAATATGGCGCAAAGGCGCTTGTCGGCATAACGTACGCCGCAGGCGAGTCGGTCATTGTCGCCCGTGATGGCGATCTGTTTGGCAATCGCTGGCGCGACGCGCGCCCATCTGTTGGGTCGGGTGACGTGACCCCGTGGCTTGAACACTGCAAAACCCTAATTCCTGACCCTGACGAACTTAACCATATTTTTAACGTGATGGCCTTCAAGGTGCAACACCCTGAAGTCAAGATCAACCACGCCGTCCTGCACGGCGGCGACCAGGGGTCAGGCAAAGACACCATGTGGGCACCGTTCATCTGGGCAGTCTGTGGTGAGCATTTAAAGAATCGCGGCTTATTGGACAATGACACCATGTCGTCGCAGTTTGGCTACGCCCTTGAATCTGAAATTTTGATATTGAATGAACTTAAAGAACCCGACGCTAAAGAACGCCGCGCGCTGGCCAATAAGTTAAAACCTATCATTGCTGCGCCGCCTGAAATGTTGACAGTCAATCGCAAGGGCCTGCACCCGTACCAAATGGCTAACCGCGTGTTCGTGCTGGCGTTTTCTAACGACCCAGTGCCGATTAGTTTGGACTCCCAAGACCGCCGGTGGTTTTGCGTATGGTCGCACGCCCCGCGCATGTCACCCTCTGCGGCCGAGAAAATGTGGAAATGGTACAAGTCGGGCGGGTTTGCGTCTATCGGTGGGTGGCTCGCGTCCCGTGACGTGGCCGCTTTTAATCCTGGTGCGGCGCCCATGATGACCGAATTCAAATTAAACCTTGTCGAGCATGGCATGAGCATGGCCGAGTCGTACCTTGTCGAGCTTATGCGCAATCGTCTAGGCGAGTTTTCCAAGGGTGTGGTGGCGTCCCCCTTCCATGCGCTTTGTGACCGCTTGGCGGGCGCCGCGCCGTCTGGCGTGAAGGTGCCTCAGCCTGCGCTACTGCACGCGCTCAAAGAGGCCGGTTGGGTTGACTGTGGGCGCCTTAAGTCGCGGGAGTTTGACTCTAAAAAGCACATATTCTGCGCGCCTGAGATGCGGGACGTGTCCAAGTCAGAACTGCGCCGCCTTGTCGAAGATATACCGCCGCCGTTGTCTGTCAGACTTGTGAAGTAAAAAAAAAAAAGCCCCTATTTCTAGGGGCTTTGAACTTCTATAGATCAAGAAGGATGGCAATCAACGCGGCCAGTATAAGCGCAAAAAATAAAACCATCAATACCGCCTTTGGAGCGCCTCCATCGCCCCTCTGTTGAGCAAGCGGCGAGCCTCTTGGCCTTCGCCATAGGCGCGTTTGTATTCGTGGTCGTCGGCTTTGCCTTGTTCGTGCTTGTAACCTAGTTCAATATAGTAGTGCTCGGTGTAGGTGAGTGGCCGGAATGGTGCAAGCGCCTCGGCGATAACTGGGTGAGTCATTTAAGCGCCTCCGTCAAGATGCACTGCGCCGTGTCGATGTCACCCAGCTTGAGCGCGTCAAGGGCTTGCACAATGGCCTGTTTGGGCGTGATCTTGCGCGCCTTAGCCGTGGGCACATAATCGGGGTCGATCTCCTCCAAAACCTCGGGCGCTGCGCTGTCATACATAACCGGCGCCTGGTCATAGTTGGCGCATGTGTGGCCACACTCAAGCATGCGGCGGCGGTCGTTCAGTTTGATGTAGGCGCGCAGATAATCGCCGGTTGACATCGTAGGATTCCACTTCGGATAGTCGCGCTTCTCAGCCACGGGGCGGGGCTTTGGCGGCTTGTCCATCAGGCGCCGGTAATCGGCGGCGCGCTCAGGCTTGCATTTTACGGTTATGCCGTGGTGTTCAAAAGTGATCATTTTATACGTCCCAGTCTTCAGTCGTTAATTTAATGTTGCAAAAATCCATGTGCGTCTTGTTCACATGGTCGCGTATGAGGCCACAAATAGCGTCTATCAGGTCGCGCTCAATTAGATCGTTGACTGTGAGCGTAGCGAACGGCTCGGCCTCGATGCCTTCGGGCGTGAAGGCATTGCCCCTGTGGAAGGTTATTTTTGTGCGGTCGTAATGTGTGCTCATGCTGTTGCCTCCTTATACGCGGCCACGTCTTCGTCGTCGGCGTAATCAAAAAACATGTGTTCAGCAATTTCGCGCCAGTTAACTTCTTGCAAAAACGCCAAGGCGTAATCGCGCGCTAAACCCTCAGAACTTGTCTGCTCAATAATCTCCTCGGCGTACTCTTTGAGGTAATCCGCGAGCCAGTCCATCATGTTGGCTTGATCGTCTGAGAAATAGTCGAACGGGTCGAAGCCGTCGAAAATTTCCAAGTTGACGCGCCATGTGGCGTAATTTGTCCAACCGTTGTATTTAGTGTCTGTCATGTTTAACTCCAAAGAATGTCGAAATAGGCAAGGGCGCCCAAAGCCAATAGCAAACCCACGGCCACTGCCGTTAGGACGTCGTAAAAAGTATGTTTCATTCAAAAATCTCCTCAACGCTGAAATCGGCCAAGCGCAGGGCGTCAACGACCGCCTTGGGCAACGCAAACGCGCCGTCGTAGTCGACCAGGTCAAGGCGGCCATCGTCTAAGCGCTCAAACCACAGGCCGCCGCCTTCGGTGCCGTCTTTGTATTCCCAAGCGCCATACATGGCGCCTTCGTCAATCTCAACGTTGCCGCGCTCGGGGCTTTCGCCCCAAGGGTGAAGTTTTAATGTGAAGTTGTAGGACATGGTTTAGCTCCAGTTTTTAGCGTATGCGCGCAGGGTGGACACCTTAGCGCGCCATCCTTTAATCCCGTGGTGGTGCCACGCGGCCACGTCAGACCCTGACGCCTTTTGACCCAGCCACTGACCCTTGGCGCCCCCTGATCCTGCCAAGACCCACTGACCGACTTGCAGTTGTTTGCGTTGTTCCTGGGACAGTGCCCAGACATCGACAGCTTTTGTATATTTCATAATGTGCCCCTTTAATAGTCAAAACCGATATAAACCACAGTCGTGCCCTTCAACTGGAGGCCGTTGCCCCACACGTCGAGCATGTCCGCGCAGTCGTATTTCTTAGCCGCGCGGTTGTAGTCTTCGCGCTGATAAACCTTGTTTGCATCTGGTTTGCGCTTGAAAAATTCGCCCTTTGGCAAGTCCTTAATAAGTGCTGTTTGCATAATGTTTCCTTAGGTTAGGTTTTATCGACTGTTTTTGTGTCGATGAATTATTGTAAAGGATTTCTTTGCAATAAACCGCGCAGTTGAAAAAAAGTTTGTTTGTGGACAACAGATGGACAACAGGTGGACACCGTATAGATTGGATTTTGACCCACGCGCAAACGTAGCAAAGGCGCGGTGTCTGGGAGATTGTGGACAATGTGGACAATCATTTTCTAGCAACTAAAGTTAAAGATATTTATATAAGGGTTAATACCTATATGGTGTGTCAACGCAAGTTGACGCCTCGTCCGCCACCAATTTAAAACGGGCGTCCACATTGTCCACATTGTCCACAAACTGGGACGCGTTTAAACGACGTTTAAGCCGTTTTTTACGTTTTGCACACTAACCCCTCGGCCAAAGTTGTCCACAGTGCAAGTGCTGGTTGTCCACAATTTGAAGTCTTATATAAGACCAAAACATGTGCATAACTGATACCCCAAGGGGTTTGTTATCCACAGCCTGTGCATAACTTGTGGACAATGTGGACAACATAAAAACACATTGTCCACATTGTCCACAAACTAAAAAGACCATGCGACTTGGAGCCAGTTGTCCACATTGTCCACATGACCCACGGCCACGCGGCCACATGACCCACCAGCCAAAATGACCAGGAGGCCAAGGGGGAGGGGGTAGGGCCGACGGCAAAGGGCCAGCGGAAACGTACGGATCGTGAACAATTTTTTTTTAGCTACAAAATTTTTTTTCTTGTAGAATAAAAGCACTCGCAAACGCGCAGGAGAACACATGTTCCATTCGATTCCATTTACACCGCGCAAAGTGCAAGCGACAGAGTCGCGCTTGAAGGCGGTGTACGACGCGGCCAAACTTGGCCTCAAAGGCGACACCCTCGCATTGGCCGCAGGCATGTTGCCCACCGAATACCGACAACTCACGCAACTTGACCCCGTGGTTGAGATGGCTGCGCAAAAAGGCAAAGCTGACGGTGAGATAGAAATGGCGAACATCATGCGCAAGGCGGCGCTAGAAGGCGACGCCAAGATGGCGTTAGAAGTCTTGAAGCACCAGCACGGCTGGGTGGCTAAGCAGGCCATATCTGTCGAAGTGGATCAGCGCATATCAATCACTGGCGCGCTGGCCGAGGCGACTAAGCGGGCTATAGAGGTGATTGACGTACAGGCCAAGGAACCAGATGCAATCGACCATATACAGCGCTGAAGACGAACAAGAACTCATGGCGCGGCTATGGGCGCCAGCGATCAAGGACAACCCCTTAGCCTTTGTGATGTTCGCGTTTCCTTGGGGTCAGCCTGGCACGCCGTTAGAACATTTCAAAGGCCCGCGCAAATGGCAGCGTGAGGTCCTCACCCAAATAGCCGACCACATTAAAAACAATCAGGGCAAGCTAGATTTCAATACCCTTAGACATGCCGTGTCATCAGGCCGTGGTATTGGCAAGTCGGCGTTAGTCTCATGGATCACAATCTGGATGCTCACGACCAGAATAGGCTCGACGACCATCATCTCGGCTAACTCGGAGAGTCAGCTTAGATCAGTCACATGGGCCGAGATTACCAAGTGGCTGGCCACTGCCAT